CCAGACTTATGGTGCGTTTTTCCTTGGGAAAAATGGTGGAATTAATGATTGACTGGGACAATACTGCATTTCTAAAAAAGTTTCACAAAAACAAGTGGCCTTGTGTTAGTATACAATTGTCAAAAAATAATTCAATGCGCAGATGGACCGACATGTTGGATTGGTTGGAAAGTGAAATAAATGCAAAACATTATTCTTGCGTGTTGGATAATGATCTTGCATTTCACGCAAAGTTCAGATATGATGAAGATCGTTTAAGATTCATCTTAGCTTGGTCATAAAAATGTACACGCCGAAAAAAATGAAATGGAATTGCCTGGTAGATTTTCGCGATCACCTCGTAACAGAGACTCAAGAAAAAATTGTGTCTTTCGATGGATGGCGATTGATTACTGAGAACGCTCAGTATACCATGTCAGATGGCAAACTGTTTGTTGACGCGCCATCAAAACCTGAACCATTGCCGGAATCAAAGCCTGAACCAAAGTCTGCTGCGAAATTGCCGGAATCAAAGCCTGAACCAAAGTCTGCTGCGAAGAAGAAACGCCGATCTTAAAGAAGATCTACTTTTACATCACGAAAACTTGCCCAGTCGCCTCGTTTAAAACGTCGTTGAACAAAATTTCCATGTCTAGGGCAAGAGTTTCCGTAACCTGCTTTCTAGTTTGATCATCGCGATCTTCTCTATTGAGAGTGAGCCAACGTGTGGGGTTTCCCCAAGCTTTTTTCCCATAAGGTAATCGAATGGGTAGAGGATTCAATTGAACTTTTCCAGTTGCAAGATACTGAGCAAACAATTCATAAAGAAACTCGTATGGTCGATTAATTAAATTTTGACGACTGCTTCGCTGCGTTCCAATTGCATTAAATAGCGAGTTGTATTCGGAACGCTGAGAGAATTCCATTCTGTTAGTCATGTCGATAGGTTTATTATACATATCTCTCAAAATGTTATTAATCTGAAGAAAGAAATGATTTTCGATTTCTTTCCACGAATAAGCACGCCCACGCGATTGTATGGCATGGCCAATTCTATGAGCCATCGTCCACGGAGTCATAACTACATGCTCTGCGCCTGCATTACTCACAAACACGACAGTTATGGCATCTTCCGTGTTTGATAGTATTTTGTCCGCATCTTGCGGAAACATTCGTTCTATCTGAGTCGAGTCTGTTCGTCCCATTTCTCGATATTTTCCAGAACCTGGTCTATTACTGAAGAACAATCTAAAATTTACTGGAGTGTTTCTGAAAAACTTTACGGTCTTTAGTTGACTAACTCTGCTTGAAACTAATCTACGATCTGGTTGCCTAAATGATCCAGTTTTCGTGAAATCTCCCACAGTCTGGTAGTCACTGAGTGGCATTTCTGTGACGATAGATTCATTATTTTTTTGACGTTTTTGTTCGTAGTAATAAAGTGGATCATTGAAAACGATTGTTCCATCTGATCTTTTCATTATGTTCGAAAGCGAGTAGTCAAATAGCCAACTACCTTTACTTTTTGGAAGTTTTTCTGCGTATGACTGGAGATTTAAGGCAGTTTCGTAGAAGTTTTTCCAATTCTTGCGGTCTTCGCGAATAGCTTTGTCAGTTAATTGTAAAGCATGTAAGTACCTTAAAGTTCCAGACGTTAGTTTATTAACAGGAGTATCGTCAGATTTTACTACTGGTTCAATTGCTGGTCGTGCTGCTATTTCTTCTTTAACTTTTGCTTCTACTTCTCGCCACGATAGTCTGTTATACAGGTACTCTTGTAGGAGTTTAGCAATTTCTTTTTGATCTGCATTCATGTGATCAAGTTTTTCCAATTCAACTACCAATATACGATCTTGATCTCGTTGAACTATTTCGCTACGCAAAATTTTTGGTAATGCTGGATTATCGGGATTCGCTCTTACATATCTAAGAAATCCAAAAAAACTACGAATAGCTTGATTGGTTCTAACGTCAGGTTGCCCGATCACATATTTGGTCACACGGTCATCGTGGATAACGACCAGAGAATCTACACCACGTTCAATTCTTTTGCCAGGATATTCATCACGAATGTCATGTGCGAGCGTCCATGAGCGTTCGAATAGAACATGAAGCTTCATTCTAGTGCTCTAGAAGATACGTACCAAGTACGTCTCTGCGAGTGGCAGAGATATCACCGTCTCCCGGTTTTACTATGACATTATACTGATTCGTAGAACCTTTAGAAGCCTTCAACATTTCGTCATAGGTCAAAATACTAGCTACATCAATGTCATATGTGCCAGCGATTTTCTGCTTCAGATCTTTTATTGCCTGTGCGGATTTGTAAATCATCTTTGAGGCAGTCTTTGGCTTGCCATCTTTGTCCTTTTTGCCAGTTGGCATCTCTTTGCGAGTGACGTAATCCATATACAATTCTTTTGGCACAATGACTGAGTGCTTGTCCTTCTTGAAGTCAACTTTCTTTTCTTCTCTACCCTTGGCACCCATGCTAAAGTTAATAACAAAGTTGTCAGGTTTAGTTGACTTGACTACGTCCGCTATCTTGGTATAAGCGTAGAATGTGGCATCGGGTATTTCTCTAGCTAAGTCGAATGCTTTGTTCACGTATGCTGGTGAGAAGAAATCTCCTGCATCATGCCATCTGATGTACACATCATTCTTTTTCTTGGTATTCTTTTCCACAGCTTGTTTTACTTCCTTTTTAAGCTGACTCATAAATCCATCTGGGTCATTAAGCAAGTAGTTCAATAGACGAGTTTGAGAAAGAGAACTGGCTTCCCATTGAACATAACCGCCTTTTTTAGCAAAGCAAACAATCTTGCAACTGCCGGCGCCAGGACAGGTGTCAACTACGTAAAATTCACCAGATTTTTCATCAACTGCCAGCCCTAGTAATGCAGGCAGTCCAACATTATAGAAAACGCTGGTAGAACCATCGCTGTGCTTCATCTTTTCGTTTTGTTTTAGGATCTTATCTGGACGTTGGGTAAACAATCTTCTCAATGCGTCTAAATCGTACTCATTATTATTCTTATCGACTATGGGAATTACCGAGCCACGATGAATATAGGGAAGCTTATATTTGTCAGTGGGCTCTTTTTCTTTTGTAATAACTCTGTCAAGATAGCTTTTAAGCTCATCGTTGGAAAGCTTTCGTAGGGAAGCGCCTAAAAATTTGTCAGGATCCTCGGTTATTGCGTCCGTCTCAACTGTTTCGTCTTGAACAAAGTCTTGAAGAGACATGACTTTTATCTTAGGAGGAAGATTGCCATTAAATGGGTCATCACTCACATCTTCAAAAAGCTTGTTAATTAATGTTCTAAAATCCATAATAAAGTCCTTGACAAACGATAAAAATTGTTCTATTGTATTTATCTTATCGTCACTATTAACTATTTATGTCAAATATCAAACGAATTGGCTTTGCTTGTAAGTTTTCCGAGCTGGACTCGAAAGGGCAAGTTGCCTCAGTACCAGAACTGAATACTAAAACCACCACTGTCGCTTGGCTGAATCGACAGTCTAAAGCGGTGGCAGAACAGCGTCTGTGGGATATTATGGTTCACAATATTGAATCTGCTCGCAGACTTATCGAAAGGATAGGAGAAGAAAACGATCACCGTAGAATGGTTCGTCTGTCAAGCGATCTTTTACCTGTCTATACTGAGTCTAGTTGGTGTTATTTTTGGCAGTTATCTGATGTACGACAGTATGCAGAGAAGCATTTTGCCGATGTGGGAAGACTGGCTCGTAATAGGGATGTGCGCCTTAGTTTTCATCCTGGTGGGTTTACCGTTCTTGCTAGCGATAGTCCCGATATCGTGAACAAAAGCATCGAGGAATTTGAGTATCATGTAAACATGGCTCGCTGGATGGGCTACGGCATGCAATTTCAAGATCTTAAGCTCAATGTACACGTTTCAGGTAGGCGGGGTGCGCAAGGCATGCGTGAGATGTGGGGCAGGCTCTCACCCGAAGCCAGGAATATGATTACCTTGGAAAATGACGAGATCTCTCACGGGCTGGATGTTTGTTTGGAGCTTGCTGATCTTGCGCCAACAGTCTTGGACATTCATCATCATTTCGTGAAGACTGGCGAATATATTCAGTCTACTGATCCCAGAATTACCCAGATTGTGGACAGCTGGCGCGGTGTACGTCCAGTTGTTCACTTCAGTGTTACTCGCGAGGATGTGCTGCCAGATCACTGCCCGAATACGCTGCCCTGCCACGCAACTCTGACCGGTCGAGGAATTAACAAACAAAAGCTGCGAGCGCATAGCAATTACATGTGGAACAACGCAGTTAATAACTGGGCCTACACTCATTGGCAGTGGGCTGATTTGATGGTAGAGTCAAAAGCTAAAAATCTGGCAAGTTTTCCGCTGGCAGATATGTATAAAAATTTAGACAGCAAGAATTCAGCATAATTAGCTATATGCTCAATAATCTTAAAAACTGGCTAAAATCATCTACTAAAGCGGTTGAACCTCCTGTTTCAGACACTGCCGTTACAGAATCTGAAGTAAAGGCCGCGCCCGTAAAAAAGCGAAAGCGTTCATCTAATACTGACAAAAAGTCGAAGAAAAACAAAAAATCCAAAACTACTGAACTGTCTGTCAAAGAACAAGCTACCGCGAATGGCGACCCATATATTGCTATTCTAAAAGTAGACATAGATACTCAGGATCCTAGCATGGCAAGCGGTTCCTTCGAAATGGATTGGAATGAAAAATTCGTAGTAAATCTAATCAAAGCTGGCTATAAAATTAGATCAGACGATACTGATCAAGATATTGTAGAACGCTGGTATCAGACTATCTGCCGTAACGTAGCACTTGAATTGTACGAACAACAGCAAGCAGACCCGGAAAATAGAGCATCTGATATGCGAGTAATTAGATCCAAAGATATTGGAAACGGCCGTACTGAAGTAAGCTAAGTTTAGCTTGACACCAATAATAGTTGTGTTATACTATGCTGATAAACACAGTATAGGTAAATTATGCAATACGCATTAATCGATCTCGCAAACACGTTTTTTAGAGCCAGACATATCGCAAGCAAGAACTCTACTGCTTGGGAAAAGGTTGGGATGGCCCTTCATTTGACCATGTCTTCTGTAAATTTCGTAGTTCGAAATTTCAAGATCGATCACGTTGTTTTTTGTCTGGAAGGCCGAAGCTGGCGCAAGGACATTTATACACCGTACAAAGCCCATCGCAAACTTGCGGAGGCTGCAATGACTGAGGAAGAAGCAGAAGAAAACAAACTCTTCTGGGAAACGTATGATGCCTTTGCTGAGTATCTACGTGAACGCACCAATTGCTCGATTCTGCAATATCAGAAGGCTGAGGCAGATGATTTGATTGCCAGATTTATTCATCTTCATCCAGGTGATCATCACTATATTATTTCTAGCGACACTGACTTTGTTCAGTTGATTGCTCCAAATGTGCAACAATATAACGGCATCACCAATCAGTTAATTACCCTTGATGGATATTTTGACGATAAGGGTAAGTCAGTTATTGATAAGAAAACTAACGAGCACAAAAAACTAAACGATCCTCAATTTATTCTGTTCGAAAAGTGCATGCGCGGGGACAGCGGGGATAATGTATTTTCTGCTTATCCTGGCGTTCGAACAAAGGGAACTAAAAACAAAGTAGGGCTAATTGAAGCCTGGGAAGATCGCGAAAAGCAAGGTTTCAATTGGAACAATCTAATGCTTCAGAAATGGTTAGATCATGAAGGCAAAGAACACAAAGTCAAAGAAGATTACGAACGTAATCGAAAACTGATTGATCTGAGCGCACAACCAGATGATATTAAAAGTGAGATAGATCAATCTATCAGAGATAAACTTAGAGTAGCAATTATACCTCAAGTAGGTATTCATTTGATGCGTTTTTGTGCAAAATATGAACTGAACAAGATCAACGAACAAGCAGAATACTATGGACGATGGTTAAATTCCCGTTATGCTGGAGTTCTTAAAGAATGAAACGACTCTTCAACATAAGAAAGATTTATTCAAAATATTTTTAAAGGAGAACACATGACACTTATTGCCAAACCAATTATTAAAGATCAATATTGGGTAGTTACAGACGGCGTAAATAAAGTAGGCAACGTGATTGCCGACGGATCTGGGTTTGAAGTAAAATTACACGGTGAGTTGACACACTTTACCAAAGTAGATGAAATTCAGACCAAGACCAAAATTAGATTTGAACCTATCAAAACTAATAAGAAACCTCTTTCTTTACCTTACCTTGAATATCCTACCCCAGAAAATGTTTACAATTCAGTTTTAGACGTACCACGGAAATTGCATCTATTCACTCAGACCGAAAAAAGCAAGTGTTATCATGTTGCTGGCTGGTTTGTGATTAATCAATCTGGTACAGACATCGTTGAATTTTGTCCTAAGTATATTTTCATTCAACGTTATTCCTATCGAGGTCCATTTAAAACTGAAGAAGAGGCTAAAACTGCTATAAATACTTGATATGATTCATATCAAGAAATTTATCGACCGAGTTTCATTATTAGAAAGCAGAAACACTAAAGATCTGGTAATGCCTCTGAGCGAAGCTAGAGGTTTGCGAGATGAAATTACTAAATTGATATCAGATTTATACGATAACAATAGAAAAAAAGACTCGGAAGAAAAGATTATTCAAATACAACTTAAGGGTGGCAATTTTAAGTGAGTCGAACTCAGCCAAAACTGATACTTGAACACGTAGACAAGAATACCTACAAAGCTGTACAAGTAGTGGAAGCTAGTGGCATATGGGCTATATTCTATGATGATCAACCTATTAATCTTAAGTCTCAGCACTATCTGACAAATGATGCTGCCCCTAAGTACAAAAAGACTAGTTTCTCAAATCCTGGTCACGCAAGAAACTTGTGCAGAAAGTTGAACGCTCAGTTCAAAACTGGCAAGTTTACCGTCGTTTTCATGAACACTGGTCGCAAAGTCTATCCAGATGACTGATCGAACCAAGCAGAAATATCAAATTACAGATCTACTAATAACTACTCTGAAGGCAAAAGGATTGCCTTTAAAGTCAGAAGTAGTTGATATTATGATACCAGTTTACTGGCATGCTGGCCGTTCTGGACGTAGTCTAAGACTGACAACTTGGGGTAGATCAGCATTCACTGCTGCGGAAATCAAAGGCTATGACTTTCCCATCAGTAACGTACAATACATTGACAAGACAAGTATGAATATCTTGAATGAGTCCAGTAAAAAAATCAGTTGTCCTTACTATTTTTGGTTAAAAACTGCTGCTGCTTCCAACATAGCAGCAAAGCATGTGGCATGCGTTACCGTTTATGACGAGAAAATTGCAATTATGATAAGTATATATGGATGTCTTTTACAATTTCTAGAAAATTCAGGAGTCATTGATGAGTAACGATCAAAAACCAAACCCACTTATCGAAATTTTAAAGCGCAAGAAAATTAACAATCAAGGAAAATTCAATCCCAATCAGGGAAACTCAGGCAAGCCTCAAAAGGGATTTGGGGGATCTGCGGTGGTTCGCAAAACCGGCAGGGGTCGATAGTTCGTATTTAACAATATTATCGTTGTTATAAAACCTCGATAGAAACTTGACATCAATATTTTTTCGTGTAAACTAGACCTCATTACCTCCTAGTTACGAGTCATTTATATGTATCGTGCAGAAGATGTTTGGGCCGCTGCCTTCGCCGCTTATCGTGTTAACGGACAATATGTTCGTGCTGGCGATGTTGTAATGGGCACCAAAGAAGATAACACCATATACCAAATGCCTAGCAATCGTAGTCTTATGGCTAAGTTTTTGGAAGCATCAGATATTATTACTGACGAAGATCATATAGAAGGTCAGGCCTGCCGTGCTCACTTTAGGGCGTTGCCTTTCAGGATGCTTAGTCAGCCAAACGTGAGTCAATTTGAACAGTCTGTTTATTTGGCTAGCGAAATGGAAAGCTTTGAGTCGATGAAGAATTTTGGATTGATCGCCTGTTTGCCGAACATTTGGCCCACGATCAAGGCTCGTATTGACGCAGACATGCGATTTGCCTTTTCATCTGGTTATGTTGGCAAGATTGGTGAAAAGGTAACGATCAGTGGCACCGTTCTTGAATGTGTTTTTTCTAAAGCGTGGGTCACCCATTATGTAAGATTCTTGACTGATGACGAGAAGCCTGTTAGATTCAGTCTGAAACTTGCACTTGAGATTGGATCAAGGATTACTATTGCAGGTCGAGTAAAGTCTCAGGCAGACAATTGCACTCGTCTTTCAAGAGTGAAGGTAATCGTGAATGATTGATTATCTCTACATAGGATGGTGCAACGAAGGTAAACACGATAAAGTCTGGATAGCTATCAATTTGTCTACCTCTGATTCAGACGATTTATTTTTTAGGCATGGGAAAATTCTGACAATATGGGGTCGCAGGGGAGGAAAGCTCCGCAGCAAAGTGGTAGATGATACGCCAGATATTTGGAGCACCATGAGAAAAAACGTAATAAAGGATATAATGATATGTCTATTGAAAAACTCAACTTGGTGTATCCTGAATTTGCGGCAGATTTGGAAAAAGTATACATATTTTCTAAGTTATCGGAATAAGGGAGTAGTTATGAACTGGGACGATGTAAAAAAGATCAAAAAGCTAGAAGCGGATCTTGCTGCGATTGGATTTAAACTTGCGCCAGGATTATTCAATTCGTCGTATACAGGACTTCGCGCTAACACGGTAGAAGATTTACCAGTATATGCGCGTGATGCTGAGATTCTGTTGTTTTCAACTGTTGAAGAAATTTCTCTTTTTATTCGAGGAGTCAAATGGGCACGCGATTATGATAGAATGCTATGGGGCAATAACCACACCGATCAACGAAAAAAGAAGGAAGTAGCAGTCCATCAAAAAAAGTTAGTAAAACTTATCAAAGGTGAAAAGGAGACAGCCGAATGAGGACACTTGACATTTGGGCTTACTTTTAGTAGTATAGATTGTAGTTATTTTTGACGGAGAAATTCTATGTCTTTTTCTTGGATCGCTAAGTTGAACGAATCTGATAGCAGACTTCACAAGGAAGCAGTGATCAAGAGTGCGCTTACCGCTGCCAAACTCGACAGTACTAACGCAATCAATTTTCTAAAGCTTGCTCGCGATGCTTATAACCCGTATATCACTTATGGTATCAAGCAGATTCCTGTCACTGAAGGTTTGACTGATCAGGAAAATCCATGGTCTGATTTCATGGTTCTACTAGATCAGTTGAGTCAGCGTCAGTTGACTGGTAATGCTGCTCGTCAAGCGATTGAACTGATGAGTCAGCGATTTGACAGTGAAGAATGGAATGGATTTTGCCGTGCGGTCATCTGCAAGGACCTGCGTGCTGGCGTGTCCGAGAAGACCATCAATAAAATCTGCAAGAAGACCGCATACGAAATTCCAGTTTTTGGCTGTCAGCTTGCCACCAACAATGAGGGAAGGCCTGAGATGCGAGGGCTTAAGCGTCTTGAACCGAAGCTGGACGGCGTGCGTGTGCTGATGTATGTTACTGGAGTCAATAGCTCTGGCCAGTGCGAAGCAACCTGTTTCAGTAGGAACGGTAAAGTTTTCGAGAACTTTGGCCACATTGAAAATCAGATCAAGGCCAATATTCAACACTTAATGGGACATTATCCCAGGCTGTTTGCAAATGGTTTTGTACTTGATGGCGAGGTAATTGGCAACACTTTCCAAGAATTGATGCGTCAGGCTCGCCGCAAGGAAAATGTTCAGGCAACTGATAGTGTGTTTAATATTTTTGATGTGATTCCACTGAATGATTTTATTCGTGGTGGCTGGAACAAGTCCCTGCGTGAGCGAATCGGTATTTTGGAGTCACTGCGTCCTGTGTTTGATCGAATGCCAAATGTCGAATTGCTTCCGCATATTAATGTTGATCTTGATACTGGCAGTGGTAGAGATCAGTTTCATCGTTATTGTAAGGATGTTGTTGCTCAGGGATTTGAGGGCGCTATGATCAAGGATCTTGAAGCACCATATGAATGCAAGCGTAATACATTCTGGCTTAAGTACAAGCCGACCATCACTGTTGATCTCGCAGTAGTTGGAGTCGAAGAAGGTACTGGGCGTAATGAGGGCAGACTTGGTGCTCTGATCTGCTCAGGAATCGATGATGGCAAAGAGATCACTGTCAATGTAGGCAGTGGCTTTAGTGATGAAGATCGCGATGATTATTGGCAGAACAGCCCTCAGGTTATCGGTCGCACTGCTGAGATTCTTGCTGATGCTGTTACACAGAATCAAGATGGTACATATTCGTTGCGCTTCCCGCGCTTCGTTCGTTTTAGGGATGATAAGTAGTATCAGGAGGCATCCTATGTCTGACGAGCAAGAAAAAAATAACAAACCTGCGAAAAGTTTTTCAGAAGATCTAGCAGAATTCCGTAAAGTCTGGAATGAAGCTATGAATAAGACAGAACAAGAATCTGAAGTCAAGTGGAATGCACTAAGCAAAGAGGACCAGCTGGATTATTTCTGTGCGGTCACGCGCAGGATCTATCAAGCTGAGATCGTAGATAAGGGTAGCTATCGTCATGCTCTATACAGTGTGTTTGGATTTGGTCCAGAAGCCTATGCCTCCGCCCAACTGGCAGGATATCTAGAGATTCACAACAGCATCTATCCTGGTAATTATGATGAAAAATTACTAGGTCAGTTTGCGGAGAAGCTGGGTATTGAAGACCGTGAAGAGAAAATTCAGGACTTTTTGATCGGTAAACGCTAAGTCATTGATTTTGTTAGAGTTATTTTGGTTGCATTTTGATCTCAAATACCCTATAATGACTGTATGATGAACGAACGTAAACAACAGGTAGAGAAGGAAATATCCAGTATCCTTGCTCACTACTCTCAACGAGGGCGAAACCTGTTTGCCTACACAAGCTCTGGCGAATGCGTTGGCAGAGCGGGCAATAGCTGGGCGGCTGCCTTTTGGGCAGGCTACGACGGTCAGACTTGGGGCGCTCGCGTCCCGGCAAGAAACGCAATTTCGCGACCGTGGTACACCGCAGGCAAGCGTGCTGCCAAAACTGAGCAAATGAAGAACGCAAATGAACAGTCTTGAAAATCAAGAAATCTATTACCTGACAGAATACAACTGGGAACGTGGTGTTCTACTCCGTGAAGGATCTAAAAATTACAAGATCAGGACTCTAGCAGCTGGTGGTCTAGTGTCTCGTGAGATTCGTGTTCTCAAAGAAAAGTGCGCATGGCCAGACGAGAAGATTTGTGTGGTCTGGGAGACTTGGCGAGGCACAAATGGTCAGGGTGGATATCGTGTTGAGCGAGTGTTACACTCCGACAATCGTTTACCTGCGAGTCAAGTAGCTAGGCAATCTCGCGGACCAGGGAGGGTCACCGAGAAAGAAAAGCATAGTTAGGAGACAGATTTTTATTGACTTTATTCTGAATTCAGCTATAATACTTACATCATCCACGAGACGGGAGATACTGTAATGAACAGTCTTGAAATTCAAGAATCAGTCTACCAGTTTCTCAAGGAACACGAGCACTATTACAATGCTCCCTATGGTGTGTTGACCAGTGCTCACACTAACACCAACGGTCGCCCATACAAGTCAGTGACATTTGGTTGTGCAAGGTCGCTGGACGCTGAAGTGAGGATCTTCAATCGCAACTTCATCTTGCTGCGAACTAGCAGTAATGGTTCTGAAGTGTTCAAAAACATTGATGATCTTTTGAGTCGTTTGAACCCTAACAATAAGTAGGAGCCACAAGATGAACAAACTAATCCGTGATGGCAAGGTTGCTGTTCTCATCAGCCCGGGATTTGGTGCTGGTTGGTATTCTTGGCACTGCAAGGAAGAACTGCTGTTTGATCCTGTGGTGGTCGAGATGTTGCTAGAGAGTCAGCACGATGAGATTGAATCCTATGTTGAAAAGACCTACGGAGACGATTTCTATCTTGGCGGCGTTGATGGTCTGACGGTAGTGTGGGTCTCCGAAGGTGCTGAATTCAGGATCAAGGAATATGATGGTGCTGAGTCGTTGGTTCTCAAAGAAGAAGACTATTGGATCAAGGCATGAACGCTTGGAGTCATCTGCCTAACGCAGAGCACATTGATCGCATTATTGAGTTAATGAAAGCGCATCCAGAGGCTTGGGATGCGGCTTATACTGCGGCTAGGACTTCTAGGACTTTGACTGCGGCTAGGGATGCGGCTAGGGATGCGGCTAGGGATGCGGCTAGGGATGCGGCATGCGTGGCGGCATGGGCTGCGGCTTATAATGCGGCATGGGCTGCGGCTAGGGATGCGGCTAGGGATGCGGCATGCGTGGCGGCATGGGCTGCGGCTTATAGTGATTCAATCCTAGCTCTCATCGCTTATGATGACGCCGCCAGGTATCTAGAGATGAGCAGCTATGAACTCAAGATTTGGGTAGTACTGAGTGAAGAACCCGCTGCTATTCTTCTGTTGCCAACAGTGATTGCGTTTGAACAAATCCGAGAGATGAAAGCAGCATGAACGCTTGGAGTCACCTACCCAATGCAGGGCACATTGACCGCATTATTGCATCAGTGAAAGCACATCCAGAGGCTTGGGCTGCGGCTTGGGCTGCGGCTTGGGATGCGGCTAGGGCTGCGGCTAGGGCTGCGGCTTGGGATGCGGCTAGGAATGCGGCTAGGGCTGCGGCTAGGGATGCGGCTAGGGATGCGGCTTGGGATGCGGCTAGGGATGCGGCTAGGGATGCGGCTTGGGATGCGGCTAGGGATGCGACTTATAATGCGGCTAGGGATTCAATACTAGCTCTCATCGCCTATGATGACGCTGCCAAGTACCTAGAAATGTCCAGTGACCAAGTCAAAATTTGGGCAGAATTGAGTGAAGAACCCGCTGCTGTTCTTCTGTTGCCAGCAGTGATTGCCTTTGAGAAGATCAAAGAGACAGAATTTGTCAGTTGACATTTTGATTTGATCTGTGTATAGTTGATATTGATTTCTTAGGAGTCTATTAGAATGCGTGTGAAAATTGGACCATACCGTAATTCCCCTTTCTCAACCTACGAGTGGGAGCGAAGCTATCTCTGCTGGCGACACGGCGTTGACGTATACCATGACGAGACCAAGTATAGCAGCCTAGACCGTGCTGTTGTGAAGGTTCTCAACGCGATGGAACCCCTTGTCACGCCCATCAATAACTGGTGGTGCGCATGCCCTCGCAAGGAAAAGATCCGCATCGACAAGTGGGATACATGGAACATGGATCACACACTGGCGCTGATCATTTCCCCCATGCTCAAGCAGTTGCAGGCAACCAAGCACGGTGCTCCCCATGTTGATGATGCGGATGTGCCCGAGGAACTGCGCTCAACTGCTGCGCCACCAAAACTAAATGAGTGGGACACCGACGCCAACCATTTCAAACGTTGGGACTGGGTTCTTGACGAGATGATCTGGGCATTTGAGCAGCATGCCAGCGATGATGACAGTGAGCAGTTCCATCACAACTTTGAAAACTCAAAGGTTGAGTTCGTCAACGTTGCGGACAGCGATCATCAGGAACTCAAAATTGTTACCGTTGATCCCAGCAAGCCAGCGCACCACTATGATCTTGAAGGGCACAAGGCCCACGAAGAACGCAAGCGCCGAGCGTTCACACTGTTTGGCAAATACTATTCTGGACTCTGGGATTAGAACCGTGAAATTAAGAGAAATTATTACCAATCCACCTAGAGATGAATACCTGGATCAATATCAGCGTAAGTTCGATGATGCCGAATCATTAGTCACTATTCGCGGTCTTGTCTTGAAAAAGATCAGCACTGCATCAGAGATAGAATATGGTCTTTTTGATGATCTAAATCGCTTGGTTGGATACATGGCACTCGACTATCGAGGCGACAACATTTGGGAAGTTACTTTAGTCCAGCTGGCGCAAGCATATAAGGGACAGGGTTTTGGTTCATTTTTCTATGACTATGCAGTGATGAATGATAAATTAAAACTACTGTCCGACGCCACTAACACAGGAGGGCCACACGGATCACGCTCACTGTGGCAGAGACTGATCAGCAATGCTAGATATCAAATAGTGGGTTACGATACTCAAACAAAAAGCGTCATATCCGATGCTAGTCCAGATATGATCTACGATAATCAACCTAATACACGTTGGTTGGCGATCCCACCCTTTGAAACCATAAATGAATCATTGCAGCGAATCCAAAGCACAATGAAAAATCGCTATGTGGTTTGGTATGGCCCAGGTACTACCACCGAAGACTATTTCAATTTTTGAATCAGAGGATTGATCTCATGCGTTATTTCAGCTATAATGATTACAAGACCGATGCTTCTATTGATCCTTATGTTGCTACAGTTAGCGAAGATGATATCCGCAGGGATTACTATCCTCACTGGCATGAAAGAATGTGTAAGAGATTTGGTAAAGAACATGTGGAAAAGACCTACTGTTTTGAAGATTGTTTGTACGATTGGATTGTGACCACGTGGGCTTGGGAGAGCAAAGAATGAACAATTACATTGATAACAACAAACAATACTGGGGTCCAGAGTTTGCCGAACTTGCTGAGGTGGAATACAAGCCCGAGCATGATGAGATTGCCGCAATGGGCTGTTATACCATGCTATATCACATTGCTGATAACTTTCGCGATGGTGAGTTTCGCGCAGAGATTTTGAAGATGGTGGGAGTTGAACAATGAACGAACGAGCTAAAGAACTGTCAGACAGGATTACACAATATCTGGTAATGGGCGGAATGTTCAATCCTGAACTTGCCAACCACGAAGCGGTGAGAGATTTATTGATAGAATGTAGGAAGGTGTTAGATGATTTGTATCCGCATCCCAATGGCATTTGGGTGCTGTACGAGGATTACGAGCGGCTGAAGGCCGAGAACGAAGCCCTGCGGCGGGATGCAGAACTAGGGCGATGGATACGGGAAGAAACGCCGCCGATTGAAGAAATTGCCGCCCGCGTTGACGGAATGGAGGAAACGGAATGAACAAACGAATTCAAAAACTTGCTCAGCAGACTGATATTTGGTGTGATCAAAATCATGCCGGCGATGAGTTTTACCATCTTCGTTGGGAAGAGAAGTTTGCCCTGTTAATTGTTCAAGAATGTATTGATATTATTAGTCCATATACCATTAGTATGAGCAGAATCGGTGAAGAATACCTGCATCCTATTCAAGAAATTAAAAACAATTTCGGAGTTGGGGATGAACCAACGAAAATATATTCACCAGGAGAATCTGTGATGAGCGAGCAAGAAGAACTGAGATATGCGGCTTTTGCGTGGGAAATTAATTATCCACGAGGCGGAGCAATGGACTTTATCGGACGTTATGCCACCGTGGAAGATGCTAACGATGCTCTATCTGGTTTGGGATTGAACTGGTATCAAATCGTAGACACCGAGACTTTTCGCGTTGTAGAAGAGGGCCAGATATGACCAGCGAACAACCCGAAACCCTGCGCGTAGCTGATGCGCTGGAAGTGAAGCACTCGCCGGGTGTTGTGCTGACTGTCGAGACTGTCCTCGCCGCCGCCCGTCTGCTGCGCGAGCAGCACGCTGAGATTGTGCGGCTGCGGGAGGAGGTTCTCGCGCTCCGGGGCGAGATTTGGGAGCTGCGTTCCGACCTGGAACTATTGAACGACCGCTAATCCTCTAAGTCATTGATTCCATTAGAGTTATTTTGGTTGCGTTTTTCCTGCATTCAAGTATAATACTTGTATAGTAAATAAACGGAGACAGAAGATGAGCAACTGGAATTTTGAAGGTCTGCGCGTTGAGGGCAAGTATCTAGGCGACTTCCCCGTCGCAGGTCTTGTGCAATCCAGCCGCGTCAAGTATGGCGGTGGCGTTCAGCATTCCGTTGTCCTTGATGACCGTTTGGACCTCTACGGTCGGGTCCGCGAGGCAGGCGAAGTCGTGCTGCTGGATCACAAGGACGTTGTCCGCGTCAAGAGTGAGAATGCTTAAATGTCTGAGGATTCAAAAGGTGAAGCCATGAACAAAATTGATAAAATGTGGACAGCACTTGCCGACCACCAGCCAGCGCCGGAGTACGCCGAAGCGTGGCAGAAAATGATCAAAGAGCGGACGTATGAGGCAGCGTACAAAGCGGCGGATGCGGCGTGGGCAGCGGCGGAGGCAGCGAATGTAGCGGCGGATGCAGGGGCGTCAGCGTCGTGGGAAGCCGCGGAGGATGCAGCGGCGGGGGCAGCGCGGGCAGCGTGGGCAGCGGCGGATGCAGCGGAGGAAGCGCGGGCAGCGCAGCGCGCCATCAACGAGATCAAGGAGGTGCAGTCGTGAACGACAAACTTGACGAGATGTGGGCCGCGCTGTCCGCGCATGAGCCTGCGCCGAGCTACGCCGAGGCATGGGCGACCATGCTCCGCGAGCGGACAGAGGATGCGGCGGAGGCAGCGGCGCGGGAAGCGACGGCAGCGGCGCGGGCAGCGAGGCGGGCGGCGCTGGCGGGATGGGAGCGGGCAGAGACGGCAGCGACGGCAGCGTGGGCAGCGGCGGATTATGCCGCGGATGCAGCGGCGTGGGCGGCGGGGGCGGCGGATGCAGCACAGCGCGCCATTGACGCGATCAAGCGGGAGGTGAAGCCGTGAACGACAAACTGAACGAGATGTGGACGGCACTGGAAGCGCACGAGCCTGCGCCGAGCTATGCCGAGGCTTGGAAGAAAATGCTCAAAGAGCGGACGGCGGAGGCAGCGTACAAGGCGGCGTGTGTAGCGGCGGATGTAGCGGCGGGGTCACCGCCGCTGTCAGCGGATGCAGTGCGGGCAGCGGCAGCGGAGGCAGCGGCGTATGCAGCGGTGGAGGTAGCGCGGTCAGCGGAGGCAGAGGAAGACTTGCGGAAGGTGAACGCGGAACTGTTAGAAGCGTTGAAAACAGCGTTACATGCATCGTGGGACGGGCCAATGTCAGATTACGCACGGGACAAAGCCTGCGCCGCCATCGCCAAAGCAGAAGGGGTAAAATAACATGGGCACTAATTACTACGTTACAGAAAATGTCTGCGAATGCTGCAAGCGATACGATAAGAAGTATCACATCGGCAAGGCGTCCTACGGGTGGGCATTCACCTTTCAGGGCTACAAGCATGATGGGCTGACCACTTGGCAGAAGTGGAAGGAGCACCTCAAGGACAAGATCATCAAAGATGAGTACGGGGACGATGTTCCCTACGAAAAGTTTGTTGAACTTGTGGAAACATACAAATCACCTAACTATGTAAATCCTGCAAACGGGCATAAGAATTCTATCCATAATGTTGAAGGGCGCAAGGAAGGTTGGTTCAATCCAGAGTATGACTGGGATGATCCCGAAGGATATTCATTCTGTTCTAGGGAATTTTCCTAGGAGTTGATTTATGAGAATGATCAAACAGGACAATCTTCATCGATTCTTTAATAAGCAAGGAGAAATTGCTTGGATTAAATTTGGCGTTCAAGGATTTAAATTATACATTGAAACCCCATCTGATTGGCATGAACAAAAACGATTTTGGTTCTATTGGTCTCTAGGATTGATTTCTGGTGGATTTTCTCTGCCTTGGTATGGACAAGTTGTTCCAGACCATTATCAATGCTCTGGTCCTAGATATGGATTCAACTTTTTCTCAGATCTTTTGTTTGTGTACTATGGCAAAGACACAGGTCGTAGATCTTCTTCCAAATCCAAAGCGTTTTCTATGCCTTGGTCTTGGGGTAGTTGCGTAGAACACAAGATTCTTTCTGAAAAAGAGTCTCATCCATTCACCTATGTTCTCAAGAACGGTACTATTCAAAACAGAACAGCAACAATCTACTCTGAGTACGGAAAGTGGACTAGGTATTGGATTCCGTGGGAACAAGAACATACTACCATTTGGGTAGAGTTTGATGATGAAGTGGGAGAGCGTTCTGGGTCGTGGAAAGGCGGAATTACTGGTACTGGATACGAAATGCTGCCCAATGAAACTCCTCTTGACGCACTTCGAAGGATGGAAAAAGAGCGAAAGCTGTAAGTCATTGATTTTGTTAGAGTTATTTCGGTTGCGTTTTTCCTGCATTCAAGTATAATACTTGTATAGTGAACGAACGGAGACAGAAGATGAACTTTAGATTGCAAAACTACAATGAATTTAAGGATGGAGTTCGTTGGCACGACTATTTTGCTATCGTGATCAATGAATTTCCTGTAATCCTTGTCCGAAAGTATGACTGGCCTCATGAGGGCGATCAGTATACTTTCTCTGTCCAAATTTTGGGTTTCCGAGTTTATCAGCATATCGGAGTTGAGTGATGAACGAAGATAGGTCGGAAATATTTTCGCAACTCGCATACGATGTAGATAATCGGTATGTGGATTTATACCTTAGAAAAGTTTTTGGTGGTAATGCATTCGTGCTGGAAATATCAGATACTTCCGATATTGAGTCGCAAGATACTGAGATTGAACTTTATCTCACAAAAGAAAATTTAAAATTGGTTATTGACCGATTGACAAAGGTATTAGAAAATGAACAATCAAATTGAAAAACTTGCTGAACAGGCTGGATTTATGGATTCTTGGTTTTCTGAATCCGGTGATGATTGTGAACAAGAACTTAAAAAGTTCGGCGAGTTGCTTATCAAGAAATGTGTTCAAGTAATTCAAGACGAGGCTTGCTATACAGGCAACGCCAAGGTTGCTGGTTTGGATATAGCGAAAGAAGCGATTCAAAAGTATTTTGGAGTTGAACAATGAACGAACAAATGATTGAGATGCTGAAGAAACTTGCTGGAGAAAACACTCTCGGCGAGAACATGATTTCTGCATACGAAGCCAGTGGTGGGAACTATGACGATGCCTATCGTATGGGCAGGGGCGACGGTAAGATTCTTCTTGCTCGCGAACTTCTAGAGATGCTGGAGAATCAGTGATGGAACATAAGACAATTTGCTGGGAGTGTGAGTTGGTTCTAACCGACAAGAACGGTAGGCACCACAACAGCAATTTTGACAGCAGATTGGTTTCTTTTACTCCCAAAATGACGGTTGACACTGCGTATGCATTGTGTGATAATTGCTATGATCAAGTGCTCAACAAACTAGGGCTTGAATAATGAACGAACGAATCAGTAAAGCGAAACGCTTAGAGATTGCCAATGTCTGCTATGCTAATGTAGCAGGGCTTTTTGCTATGTTTCAAAACCCTAGACATCGCGGACCAAACTTTACTTGGAATACTTTTGCTGATTATTGCGAAGAAAATTCACAAGACTGGATGGTTATTCATAATGTTCGTGGTCATAAAGAAACGATTTTGGCTGAGGCTAAACTCTTATCTAAAGAGATTGCACAACGTCTAGTTGAAAGGATGTCATAATGAACGAACGAATTAAAGAACTCGCTAAACAGGCTACTGTCAAAGTGAATAATCCATTTGTTAACAGTGATGGAGAAGTAGTCTGCGATAGTTGGGAAGAAGGCATCAGCATTCAAAAGTTTGCCGAGTTGCTCATCAAAGAGTGCGGCGAGATCGCGGTACTTGGCGACCCGAGGTATTCTGCCCAACACAACATTCATAAGCACTTCCGGGTTGAGTGATGATTTCTGAAGAATTACGAAAATATATTGATATGGTAAGGCTGGAAGAATCCCGAGACTTGATCCATGAAATGGCGAATGTTGGTCCAAAACGACACGGGATTGAAAACGTTTATATTTTCGTAGGGAAAACAAATAAACAACATGGACTTAGAGTAAAAGTGTCAAAAGTTCCTGGGAAATATGATCATGATGATAACTTTGTGATTCAAATGCCAAGTTTAGATTATGATCCTACGCAAGTACCAAGATGGATTAAACACACGACAATGAAAAAAATCTTAGAATGGATTAAATTGAATCAAGAATTATTGTCTGATTATGAACACGGAAAAATTTGGGACACCGATGATTTCCTTAATAACATCTCTAAGGTATAAAATGAACATTAACACACCAGATCGCGGATACTACTTCCACGCAGATGCCATCAAGAAGATCCAAGATCACTATGGCGCCAAGTACATGGGCTATTGGGCAGTCGAGCGCAAGAATGGTTGGTCGGATGAACCCGTAGATGTGTTCTACCAGCCCACGCCCGACACTGCCAAGGGGCACAGTCACTACTTTGGCATGTTTGTCGATCCTGCTGGTACCTTGATGATCACGGACGCACAGAGTGCCTTCAGCGAGCCAATCTATGGCCTTTTGTGCGATGACGGCGAAGTGATTGTAAGTCGCTATCGTCACGATTATGTGACCAAGGATGGCTGCATGGTAGACGGTGGTCGCGACTACTTCAAGCGTAGTGATCGGGGCAAGACTGTGAAGATCATTGTGGATCGGGATCAGTTTGTGATCACGGAGGAACTCTAAGTCATTGACTTCCTTAGAGTTATTTTGGTTGCGTTTTTCTTGCGTTCATGTATAATGTATACATGATGAACGAACGGAGACAGAGTATGAAACTCGAACACAGACACAGTTGGCAAAACAGACCTGATGTAGAAGTTGACACTTTTGGTTTAGTCAGTGGTTACGCTGGTTACGCTGATTATGCTGAGCTGCTGCTGCACCCCTATAGGCCTGGCGATAGTGTAGCTGTTAAAGTTCGCATCGAACGGTTGGCGACAATCGTTGCTCGTCTGATCGACCACATTGGCTTGACCGATGATGAGAAGCGAGCAATGTTTCGCGATATCTTGGGCGATTGGAAGTTTGTGGAGGATAAAAATGACCGACCGTGAACTGTTGGAATTGGCCGCGAAGGCGGCGGGGATTAAAATTCCAAAGCCTAACCCATGGTTCACATACGACGAAGCGTATGGCTTCATGTGGATGAACATGGATGGTCGCGCAGTCGAAAAAAAATGGAATCCGCTCGCCGACGATGGCGACGCATTCAGGTTAGCGGTGCGGTTACGCATGATTGTGACGCCAGGAACCGCACGATTGCTTGATGGGCGAGTCTTTGGGAAAGACATGGATTCCATAGAAGAAACTCGCCGCGCCATCGTGCGCGCTGCCGCAGAGATTGGGAGGAACATCGATGTTTGATCATTTTTCGCATCATCACAAGTCCGTCAGCATCAACCACACCATAGAGATCAACCGCGCACCAACAGATGAATCCGTTCGCTTGCTGCGTGAGATGGAACACAAGGCCAAAGAAGAAATTGTAAAGGCAGTGGCTGTTCAAAACACAGAGTTTAGCGCAGTCGTTCACACCAGACACGATCACATTTCGTGGCAACTGTTGGTCAAGGTCATTTACTCGTTCAATGGCAAGAAGCTGACAACGGACTTTTCCGCTAACTATGATGAGCCAAAGGAAGTTTGGATTCCCAAGTTGATCGATGCTCTTGCAAAAGACATCGCATGTCATATTTTGAGTAAGGCTCTCACGCCTGAATTGTTGAGGAAGATCTAATGAAGCAAGACATTCTAATTCTAGCAACACAGGCATTTGGCGACAAGGCTGCGACTCTTTATATGCGTGAACTGGAAAGTTCGCAGAGCTTATTTCCGAAGACGAACGCGAGGGGCAAAGCCATGAAAGACGAAACGTGGGAACTGAAAGAACAGATCTGGACCAAAGTTCATGACTTGGTTGACGAGATGACCAAAAATCTAGACGAAGAAGAAGATGAAATACTTCGTCAGGCGCTGACAGAAGAGTTTAGGTTTTGGCGAAGGAGCGATCCATGACCCGCGAGGACATCGTCCGGATGGCGCGGGAGGCTGGTTATCCTCTAGACGAGGCGCAAAGCGACATCGTTCTGCGATTTCAGGCCGTACTGGCCGATTTTGCTCAAGCCGCATACGCCGCAGGAGCCGCCGCCGAGCGCGAAACTATAGCAAAGAAGTTTGACGGACCCGTTTGGTCCTATGATTATCGCGAGATTGCCGCAGCGATCCGCGCAAGAGGAGAATAAAATGTCAGGTGGACACTTTCAATACAAGCAGTGGGAAATTCAAAACATTGCCGACGAGGTTGAGCAGCTAATCCTCACCAACAATGAGGAGTCAGTTGACACTTGGGACAATAAGCGTTATAGTAGAGCTTACTCGCCTGAGACCATTGAGGAGTTCAAGCGAGGGATGATGATTCTACGCCAAGCCTATGTCTATGCTCAGCGCATTGATTGGCTGGTCAGCGGTGATGATGGTGAAGACAGTTTTCATCGTCGCTTGAAGCTGGAACTGGACAAACTCAAGGACAACGCAGATGAACGAACGAATTCAAAAACTGATTGAACAATGCACGATAGAATATCGCGATGGTAATGGTGGATACGTTGATCAAGTAGATGCGGAGAAGCTTGCCGAGTTGATCGTGCGGGAATGTAGCAACTTCTTGAAAGATACACTAGACGATCATTTTGCGGCAGAACAGTTAGAAGAACATTTTGGAGTTGAAGAATGATTATATATTTGGTATGCAATACCGTCGATCTTGGCTATCATGCTGAGTATGCTTATACTACGCTTGAGCGGGCAGAGGCTAAAATGGCTGAGTTAATAGAAGCGGCTAAACAACAATTCATCGAGTCAGCGATGACATCAACGGCTTATTGTGCTGGTAAAACTTATGAAGTGGCTGCTGAAGATGCTGAACAATACCATGAAAAATGGGAAATCGCCCAAGTAGAGGTAGAAGAATGAACAAACAAATTCAAGACGCATTAAAGCAAGTTAAGTTGATGGCAAAACAATATGGCAGAGACAGTAAGCAATACAAAGATGCCATAAAGCATCAAGCGGAACTCGTATCGAAAATATTTGGAGTTGAAGAATGATTAATCTAAATTTGAGTATCAGTAATCCATGGCGTGCATATCAGCATGGGCACAATTATTTTGCCAATGCTTGGCTGTTGAACAAAAACAAGAGCCTTGAAGTGCAGGTTAGTCACGGCGGTTCGGAACTTTTAGAGTTTCGGTTTTCATGGAGTATGAGAACTGACCATGCTGGCATAAGGATTGTATTAGGTTTGTTCTATAGGTTTATCCATGTTAACTTCTACGACATTCGGCACTGGAATGATGAAAAGGGTCGATATGTAGACTATAGTAATCCAGAAGAAGTTAAGGATTGGAGTTGAATGATGAACAATTTTCAAGATCGCATTGACAGAAGAATCAAACAACTTGCTGAACAGGCTGGCTACAGCCCACTATCGCCGCCAACTTTTGCCGATGAATTGAATGAAATTTTTATGCGAAAGTTCGCCGAGGCGATTGTTCGGGAATGTTTGGCACAGGCGGACACTATCCGTGACGGTTGTGAAGCAGATGGCGAAGATGAACAGGCACTAGGTGCTGACTTGGTAGGATTAGCGATTTCGAGACATTTTGACGTTGAGTGATGGCCAAGATTTATCAAGACGAAAAAGGTTTGTATTCTAAAGTTGGAGGCTACATTGTTCGCCCTGAAAATGGAACATCTGTTTTTTCTGTAGGCAACAAGACCGAAGGATTCCATTTTGGCGGATCAACTTTGGTGGGTATGGGTAAGATCAAAGGTCGTCAAGGCAAATACCAAGAGTATTGGCGCACTCCAGATTACTTCTACGAACTGATGCAAATGGAAAGAGAAATTGAACTGAAAAAGCAAACAATAAATCCAAGTATGCCATATTCGTTTTAGTAATAACAACATTACGATGTATTAATGGCATATTGGAACGATCAGATCAGTACAAAAGAAATGGTGATAGGATTAAAAAGTTTATGAACAAACGAATTGGTAACCTTGCTGAACAGGCAGGGTTTAACCTTATACAACACGGTGATCATACTATATATGACATCTCAACAAAAGAGAACTTGAAGGAGTTCGCCGAGTTGATTGTTAGAGAATGTGTTATGATGGCAGATGAGTTTGAATTAGACGTAAATCAGTCGGGGCTTGTTGATAGAATGAAAAAACATTTTGGAGTTGAATAATGCTAGATCATCCAGTTAACACTCTTCATCACTGCCTTGCACATGCGGCATATGTGGGGTTTCCTGATTACGAATATGAACAGATCGATTTGGATGCTACTCGCGACTGGACGATGAATCAGCGCAAAGAAGCTCACAAATTGGGCACCACTCCCATGGCGAAGAAAACTCGCAAGCATGATGAGTACATCATGGAAGTCTATGCGATGTTCCCTCAGGTTTGGAGCAGCACCGCACTGGGATTTGGTGGTCTGGGTGGCCAAGCTATCACATCTGCTTACACTGCTGTGATCGAAAGCCAAGTAGGTATGGGCTGTTGTGTATATTTTGGTGGAAGATTCGCATATCGTATTGCAAAACCCAACGAAACCTTTTATACTGACATTGCTAAACGTGAACTGCACAAAGTACCAGGAGCTAAGGAAAGATATGAGCAATCTGAAAATACCTAAGAGAGAAGTCATACTCCAAGCTATGTATGCGATGAAGCAATCTGGTGTAATGCCCTATCCTGAGGTGTTTGAATCAATTCTAGATCGTGTCTACGAATGCGGATATCAAGAGTGCCTTTACAACATTAGAAATAAAACCGTATCTCAGTATAGTGATCAATACACTGATATTACCAGCGACGGTGGAATGGACCCACGACGATGAACAGCACAATCACTGAACTTGGAAAAACCTGCGATTCTGAATGTAGATTCGTAGAAGAAGGTCCATCACTGTCCACTGATGTGTATTATCCGCCAGTTTATGACAAACATGGGGTCAATGTTAATCCTGATGGCAATACCACATCAGGGACTATTCGATGCACAGTTTGCAATAAGAGTTGGTCGTATTCATCTCAGTACGGCAAAACAGAATACAAACAACAGTCTTAATCAGGAGAACACACATGAGTAACAAATTTGACCGTTTTGACTTTGAACAGCAGATCATGAATTGCTGGAACGTGACAACTGATCTACGTGATCTACAGGAAGGTGTACTGGAAACCAACATGACCAAGGATCAGATCACCAACGTGCTGATGGGCCTAGAGCAACTTTACCAGCTGCGGTTTGACAAGCTGTTCCGCATGTTTGAACAGGGTGTGCGCGAGCAAGCTTTTCAAAGCACCAAGACAGAGGATGAGCACTTCTTCAACCAGACTTCTGATCGGGAATCAAATAATAATCTAAGCGATGCTACAGACAAGATTAATGCAGAGACGACGGATACTCAAAAGAAGTATGTTGAAATGCCCTACGCTCTGAGTCCAGAGGAAGCAGATGAGATCACTATGGCTAATCTGAGAGCGTATCGCGAGGACCTGACGAGTCAGCTTGATCTTGTGTTCGCAAAGACAGGTGAGGAATTCAACTACAACATTATCGCTGCTCTTGATCTTGTACTGAGCAAGTTCAGTGTCACTGAACCTACGTAAGTTCAGTGTCCGATAAAAAAGAAATCTGGCAACGGCTCAGAGAGATTGAACGGGCCCGTCGCGATAAACAGCACGAACTCATGGAAGTCTATGATCGCGATGTCTACTATCCTGCCATGAAGCAGCTAAGAGAAGAATGCTCTAAGCTGGGGCATAGTGGTGGGAAATTTCACAACAATGGATTTGGGTGGACTTGGTTCTACTGTGGTAGTTGCGGTGGTAGATACAACATCGAGGGACCCGATGGCAAAAGCATCTAGGTCCAGGAAATACTGGACAATGAAAATCCGCACTCCAGATACTTGGGTTGTTCTGCGATTTGTTAGCATCAAAAACAGCGATGAAGTATTCTATCGTTTGCTGTCAGGATGGACGGGTGGCTGGGCGCAGTCTGATGAATGGCGACTAAACAGCGGCATCACCAAGATGGAAGATGCTGGCACATATTGGATTGTTCGTGGTGGCAGTGGCAGCGTTTATCACTGTCACAAAGAGTGTTACAGACTGACTTCACTGACCTCTGGACTGTACGCCGAATGGCAAAATGAGCTTGGCGCGGAGAATATCCAAGTCATGCCAGAAGATACCGATTGGACAAATGTAAATTGGGGGTTGACTGATGCGTAAAGAATTAGACGAAGCACTGTGTAAAAAGTATCCCAAGATATTCCGTGATCGCACGGGCAACATGCAAGAAACTGCCATGTGTTGGGGCATGGAACATGGCGATGGATGGCACGATATTCTAGATGCTCTTTGCGCCAGCATTCAGTGTCATATTGATAACAATGCCCAAAACCTAAAATGGCACCAACTGTATCTTGCAGATCGAGAGATGGCTGCTCGGGGCAACTGGGATTTTTTCTATGGCATGTACAAGGGCAAGGAAGATTGGCTCCGCGACAATCCAGACTGGGTTGAAGCACGAAAGCAAGAATATTTGGGCCCTCTTCCAGAATGGCGCAATAGCATTGAAGAAGTCCCTCAGGTTGTGGCAGTGCAGGTCAAGGAAAAGTATGGAACCCTGCGTTTCTACTATAATGGCGGGGACGATAAGATTGATGGCATGGTTGCGATGGCAGAAATCATGAGTGCGCGAGTCTGCGAAACCTGTGGTTCACCAGGCAAACTGAGAAAGGGTGGCTGGATTCGCACGCTCTGCGATCACCATGCAAAAGAGCAAGGGTATGTGTTAGAAGAAGTCAACCCCCTATAAATAATAGCTGTTTACAAAAGTGATTGAAAAAGTAAGTTCCTATGTTATTCCAGTCATCCTCATTATCATAGGAGTTGTATCAGCCTACATCCAAGTCAAAGTATGGGATAATTGCAGAAAAACTCATAGTTTCTCGTATTGCTATACCATGATTCTGTGACTCTAAGTCATTGATTCTATTACTGTTATTTTTTTTAAAAAACTCTTGACTTTGGGTAAAAATTGATTTATGATATCTCTACACTGACTTAGCGGAGATCTCTAAAATGAAGTCCTATCACTTTATTGACGGTCGTAAAGACAAGTTCGGCAACTATCAGGTACTCTGGAGTCGGGGTAATTACGTCTACGAGATCGAGGATCGGACAGCAGGCAAGAAGTGTGTGTTCGAGGGCGACTTCGAAGATGCCAAGATTCTCTTTCAAGAAGTTTGCGATGGGTACTAATATTCAGAACTGCGAGATCGAGCAAGCTTGACTTCTAAGTAAAAATTGGTATAATACTTCTACAAGTTAATCACTGGAGACCTAAAATGGCCTACGTTAATCAGGAAATGAAAAAGCGAGTCGCTGACGCTCTGAAGCCGGTTCTTAAGCGATACGGCGTCAAAGGCACGCTTTCGATTCGTAATCATCACGCTCTGACTCTTACTGTTAAGTCTGGTAAGATTGACTTTGTCAGCAATCTTGCAGGGACCAACGATATCAAAGTCAGGGATAACTATCTGCAAGTTAATCCCTTCTGGTATCAGGAACATTTCAATGGTGAGGCGCGAGATTTTCTGTCTGATGCATTCAAAGCTTTGAAGAGCGCCGATTGGTACGACCGTACCGATGCCATGGTCGATTACTTCGATACCGCATACTACATTGACCTCAACATCGGTCGCTGGAACAAGCCTTACGAGGTAACTTCATGATCGGCACTCTTGACAAGATTAAATTTTGGGTGTATAGTCACATTTCAAAGTTGAGTTTTTGGTTAGAAGTTAGTTTTGAATTGACTGTTATTACTTTCACAATTCTTTTTCTTTCTTATTAAAGGAGATAATCATGCGTAAGTATAGTGCTCGGGTTCTTACTCGTAACGGTAACATGACGGTTTTCACCACTGCGTATACGCCTTACGAGGCTCGACAGATTTTTGAAGATCAGTACGGACGGGATAACATTATGAGTAATATTAATGATGCCGATCACTTTCATTACGGCGGTTCTCGCGAAACTTATAGCTGCCGTATCATGGACAGTCGTGGTTATCCGATCACTGCTTTTGTCGAAGCCAACAGTGTTTGGGAAGCTCGCGAGATGTTCGGCGCAATGTACGGATCGAATGTCATCGGCATTCCGTTGAAGGCTTAACGAATTGAGGCACACTCAGATCAAACTGAGTGTGCCTTTTGGTGTGTACTACTATGGTACATATGTTTTAATCTGTAATATTGAGGTAATTTATGACAAATAAGGTATATGTTTTCGCTGGAATCACTAGTAAGCAGGGCGTGGCTAAGGCACGATGGACTAACAATCTCAGCCGCCGAGTCAAGCAGGTTGATAAGCTTGGTCATGATCGTGTAGATTTTGTTCTTCTGCCCCGTCAGATGAACAAGATGGACGCTCTTAGGTATCTGCTGGCTCATGAGAGCTTTCAGTCACCGGCTGATCAGGCTACTCTGAGCGAGGCACTGACTGAACGTGAGTGTAAGATTCAGAAGCTTGCTCTCAAGCTCAGTGCTGCTGCCGCTCTTAATGTCGTTACTACTGAATCTGTTTCTGATTCTTTCGCTTAATTCCTAATAAAGGAGATAAACTATGACTACTTCAAATCGTCTTTTCGCTGGGTTTGTTCTTGCTACAGATCCTAGCGGTCGTAATAAGGTTCGTTTTTGCGAATCCATGTCGGTACGTATTCCTAAGCTGCTTAAGGCTGGGTATGTTGTTCATGAGGAAGTTACGTTCCCTCAGCCAACCACGAAGCTGGACGGCATGACTTGGGCAACTGCACAGAACTATCAGCATCCAGAGGCTAAGAATCTGGTGTACAGCAAGTATCTGTATCTTAAGAATCGAGTCGAAAAGAATGTGACTAAGGTAATTGTGTCGAAGGCTGAACTTGTAGAATCTGAGTCTGTTCTTGAAGCCTAATCGAACGGGGTTCTGTTGCTCTGTGACAGAACCCCTTCGCTAAAGTTAGGGCGCTGCGGTCAGAGCAAGATAGTAAGTATTTCCGTTTATCGTGACGGGAATCTTGAATGCTATCGTGGTATCAGTAGCAGCACCAGGATTGGTATTTCCACCAATGATGATGTTAGCTAGTGTAACGTTGCCTGAAGTGACCAAATTTACTAATGTTCCTACGCTAGTAACGTTAGGTTGTGCTGCATTGACTACTGAGTAGGCAATGTTAGCAATATTTGCAGGTACGTAGTTTGCACTGCCTGCACCAGCCAGAATGATGTTTCCCATATTCTGAACTGTAGTTTTTTGAGTTTCAGGAGTACCGGTCATATTAACGACTGGCAGCACGCTATTAGCAGCAATTTGACCGCCAATGTTAGTTAGTTGTGTGATTTTGATAAGTGTTGACATTTTTAAATTTCCTTAAATTAAGCTCCTACTGGAGTAACTGTTACAATGACTGAGGGTACATCGATGCCCATCGTAGTGTTTGCAGAATCGATTGCAATTAACTTTGCAGCGATGTCTGCACTGCCCCACATTAATCTAAAATAATCTCCAGTATTGGCAGTTTCTACAAAATTCCATGCAGCAATTTCATATTCGTTCGCGGCGTCGAGTTTAAGTCTAGTACTGCTCCATGGAATTGTGTTGCCATTTTTGTCTAGCCATATCTCAATATAATCTACGCCACTGTCTGTTTTAGTGCATTGAGCACTAAATTGTATGTTGTAAACTCCTGTCTTAGGCACAGTGATGTTTGAACTATTATTGATAAACACGCCACTGTTACTTGAGATGTTGTTAAACGTCATTGGAGTTGGAGTGCTTGCTCCAAGGGTGTTTTGAGTGACGTTGCTATAGAAAGCGCCGTAAATCGGATTGTAGTTGATGTTTCCGCTTACTTGTAGATTGCCTGTTACATTTGCTGAGTTTGCGGTCAAGCCAGACAATGTTCCTAAACTAGTAATGTTTGGTTGCGCAGCAGTTGTTAGATTACCAGAAATAAGATTGCCGATCAACGTGTTTGATAATCTGATTGATTGGAAGTCAACTACAGCATTTACACTGGTGCCCAGATTTGAGTTGGCTCTGTCAAAGTAAAAGTCATCGTATGCGACAAATGTAGAAGCACCGCAATTTATTTTTGCTGGTGTTTGATCGGGGTTGACCGCCAGTGTATTTCTGATATTCAACACGCCGGCAGTAGAGTTTATTGCGTTGAATCCTGAGTTTGCAGGAGTATATAAGAGTGCATCAAATACGTTGAGAGAACCCAGTGTGAGATTTGCTTGCAGTGTGGTGCTGACATTCAACAGATTTACCACAGCGTTTGCACTGTTGATCGTAAGCAACCCTATGCCTGTGTTACTGAATGTGACATTACCGGGACCTGTGATAGATACGGGCGTGATGTTTGCCCCCGCTGTTAAGTTCAGTTGCACATCTTGTATTGCTAGACCGCCGTTGCCGCTTTTTGATAAAGCGCCCACTATGTTTCCTGTACCTAAATTGAAACCTGTCAAGTATAGCGTACCGCTAGAAGTGTGAGAAATAGTATCTCGTACTCCAATTCCTTTGAAACTAATCGAAGTACTATTGCCACTGACAGTCAAGTTACCATAAATCGCAGGAGTAAACGCTTGTCTTCCGCCTGTTGTGTCACTTGATATCGTGAGTGCAACCTTATTAGTAATAGTAACATCTTCATTGTAGTCGCCCGGACGGACTATGATAACTTCCCCATCTCCTGAAACTGTAACTGCTTTGGTAATCGTTTGATAGGGATTGAGTAGTGTTCCATTGCCTGTAGTGTCGTTGCCATTAGTTGAAACATAAATCTCATAGGGATCTAGCACCATGCCCGTGACGTTAGCAATGTTTACACTGTTTGCAGTATTAGCAGTATTAGCCGTCGATGCAAACACAGCATTTGAAACATTGCCAGTGATTGAAGTAAATGTAGCGTTATTGGCAGACACGTTGCCAAACGTTCCATTACCTGTGACAGCTAGGTTACCAGACGCTAAGTTGCCTGTTATAGAAATACTGTTAGGCAGATTGACTGTAATAGATCCCGCAGAAACTACTGGACTGCCCGATACAGTCAGAGTAGAACTGTTAATACCAACGCTGGTAACTGTGCCACCAGATACTGGCGAACTGATAGTTACGTTGCCGTTCGGCCCACTTATCGTGATGCCGCTGCCTGCATTGATACGAGTCACACCAGTGTTGGTAACGATGATAGTCCCATTCGAGGTTATAGGTGACCCAGAAACCTGTATGCCAGTACCTGGTGCGACTGCTACGCTTGTGACTGTTCCAGATGGTGCGCCATTTGCTGCACTTGTGACGCGACCAAATGAGTCCACCGTAAATGAGGGATTACTATAATTACCAGCAGTAACTCCACTGTTGGCCAGATCAATTCCTATGTTACCGGAGCTTGTTATGGGAGAACCAGAGACTGTGAGTCTGGCTGAGGGCAGTAGTCCCACGCTAGTTACTGTTCCGCTACCGCCGTTGCCACTGCCGTTCGAAGAAATTGTGACTGCACCAGTAGCCTGATCAATAACTATACCAGTGCCAGCAATGATGCTGGTAACGCCAGTATTGGTAATAGTGACTTGGCCAGCATTTGAATTCTGAGATACACTTATCCCTGTGTTGGCCGAAAAGGTGGTATATTGAGACGCACAAGCAAACAGATTGCTAAAATTATTGTTGATTTTGTTAAATGCGACGTACAAAGAGTCGCTATTAGCTGCCTCGTTTGGTAAACCTATATTGATTGTCTGTTGCCCTGTGATAGCCATAAATTGATCCTTATGATCTATTTATCTTGTATCGTGTTGGGAATAATCATCAAAAAGTTTCCAAAATTATACGCACTAGAATAAGAAGAATTTACACCAGCCAACGCTTTTGCAGCAGCTAAACCAGCCAACGCTTTTGCAGCAGCTAAAGAAGATTGTTTATATGTATAAATTGAATAAAATTGGCTATTAAGAGTTGTAAAGATTGAATTATACCCACGGATTCTAGATCTCAGCCCCCAGATAGTATTTTTGAATACAGATATAACTTCGGGTAACTGGCCGCCAATCTCTTCGTTATTAGATTCAAAATATTGTTGTAACCATTTAACTGAAATATCAGTTTCGTTAACAATAGTGTCGTATATTCCTTTTAAATCGGGATCCCATCCAAGAGGGCTAGTGTCTATACCATCTTTAGCCATTCGTTCATAGTCGATGTCACCATCTTCAGTTTGATACTCCGCTTCAGTCTGATAAAGCCATTCTTGATAGCTTGAATTTCGGTCTGCTATGTCATCAACTATCTCATTTAACCACATAACAATGTGTTTATGAATAGTATCAAGCAATCTTGCTAATTCTTCTTCTGAGGCAAATGCAATTATATCCTGGGTGTATTCGGGTTCTGCATTCTTTATTACTGGAATAAGTTGAGGATAGTCTTGAACAAAGTTGCCAAACGAGTATGATCGGTCATTTTCGTCTTTAAACTGTTGTGATGGAAAATGCAGTTGATATCGTTCATCTTTTCGGCTAGGATTCTTTATAATGAAGGTGTAAAGAGGTCCTTGTTGATTGTAATCATTGAACAGATTATGTTGCGGATCTGGACTGGCTGTACACCATTCTTTGCTTCCAAAATTACATGCAGCCTCTTGATTAAGAGGTGTTAACATGGTAATTTCAGCATCATCATACAACACTTTGTATTTTGGATCTTTAAACTTACTGGTAACTGACTGCAAAATTTCCTGAGGATCGTAGTTATCCTTCATCATTTGGTCAAAATCTGAATATTTTGCGAACTGGTTGATATCGCGATGCTCTGGCTTTATCATTCTGCGCAGTTTGCCAACATGAAAAGCTTTTAAGCGATCTGCCTTATTGATATCTTCGATGTGCGTCTTGCCCTGATCTTTGACCAGTGATCTTACTAACCATGGAGTATATTCTTTGTTTTCAGTAGGGTCTTTGTCTTCTACCATTGTAAGGAATAAATCGATAAGCTGTTTCTTTAAAACCTCGTCACCCTTTCGAATAGAATTAGACACGAATCTGTTGATCATGCCAGAATACTTGGGCATACTCCCTTCGATATTAGTTGCGACTCTATCTTTTTTCAAAACGTGCATCAAAAAAAGATCACCCAGTTTGCTTCTAGTGATGTCTCTGCTGTATTCTGTTAAAAATTCCGTGCTTTTCATCTTCACTCAGCCCCAACTTAGATGCACGTTATTTTCTTGAGCAAATTTGACAAGTTCTATGAGTCGATCAACATAGCGATCTACTTGTTCTTGGCTTCTGCCGAAATCATGCATGGTAGGACCCGTACTGATTCTAGACATTCCCTGTTCATCTTTGGTTGCCCTGGCTGGTCCTCTTGAAGTTGAAGGTTCAACTGTATATTCTGCGGAACCTTTGTTTTTCAATCTGAGTAATTTACGCATAACTTCTGGCAAATCTTTGTTATCGATCATTCCAGAATAGTCTGGGTCTAATCCAAGCATCTCTTGTATTGCCGTTCCATTATCATTACTTACTGAGAGTTCAGGAGCAGTGCTGACCATTTCGGTTTCGATGCCTGTTCCTTGGCAGTAAGGACAAGACGTAGGGTTATTGTTTCTGTCTGTTATCTTGCCTGTACCCGAACACGCCTCGCAGGCTCCCCTGTTCACTTTCTTCCACCATCGCTCGCCAGTCATTAGTATTCTCTTCTCGCCTTTTTCATCCGTGTAATCTCGCATCTCAGCTGGGCCGAATGTCATGCCTTCGTTTATCAATTCGTTGATTTTCATACAGTTATTCTCTAATTTTTACCAGTTTTAATATTGTTCTCATTTCTTGCGACCTCTGAATCCAACTGGCATTTGCATATCGTTTACAGGGAACATTGCTTTGAACCATTCATCTGTTCCGGGCTTAGCAGTAATCTTGCTGCGATTGACAGGTTCCATCACCGTTGATTTTCCACGATGGTCAGTCACGCCCGCTAATCTTTTTAGTTCATCTAAGTTCATAGATTACGATACCGCTGCATAGTTATCATCTAAGACTTCCTCTTCTCATTTTAAGTCCCGAGGTCCCCAGGTTTCTGTATCAAGGAGTTTTTCATCCATTTGTTTTCTATCATAGACAGCATATTGTCCTGGCTGAGTGACAACGTTGCCTAGATCATAGTAGAACTCTTTGCGCAAGACGATGTTACGCCCATTGCTTTTGTCGATGACTACGTCACCCACTTCGTTCCAAGCGTGTGTAAATCTCTTTCCTGCTACAGCCCTCTGACCAGTGACGTAAGCATGAACTAGCTTCATGCCAGGAATGTCAGATTCAATCATGTTACGACCTGCCGCCACAAAGCAGTCCCCACCCTGTGCAGACTTTTTACGTTTAGATGCTTCTAGCGTGAACTCTTTTGATTTCATAGCCCGATTTTCTCAGGGTACATAGGACTATTTTTTACTCTTTCACCGCCATCAAAATATCTAATTTCAATTGGCATTGTTTGCCAGTTTAATTTATGAGCAGCCATAATACGATGATTTCCTTCGTTGACCCATGCTTCACCGTTATATGCTACCATTATAAATGGCAAGTGTTCTTCATCAGGATAGCTACGCATAGATGGTAATTTACCTGTCTTTCCCATGTAATCTATTAAGAACTGTAAGTCATTTTTGCGCACGTTTTGTTGTTCTCCGCGCAAGCCGGGAAGATGAATTAATTTATCTACACGTACTTTTGGAGGGCTACCTTTAACATAAGCAGTGATACTACCGAAATGAGGAGCGCCAAAACTATTACGACCTTTGCTTTTAGCATAGTCTATTTTCTCTTGTAACCAATCTTCATTAGGTACGCTTGTTACTAATGTTCCTTCAGTAATAAATTCTTTTGATTTCATAAACTACGGCCCCAGCGGGTATTGATGACGTTCCAGTTTATGATCTTCCACTGTTCTTTCAGATACTTCTTCTTGTCACTGCCGTAATCTAAGATGAATGCGTGCTCCCACCAATCTACTAGAAGTAAAATGTCGTCACGTACTTGATGATTTTTGATGACCTTGATCTTGCCGTCCCATGCTAGATATAACCAGTTGCTTCCTTGCAACTTCATTGCTTCTTCTTGAAAAGCAGCCTGCATTTCAGAATAGCCACCAAAATGCTTTTTGATGAAACCTTCCATGGGCCCATTTGGCGGATTATTATTTCGAGGTTCTCTAAACTGCGGGAACAAGGTGTTATGCAAGAAGGCTCCTGCGTAATTGAACTCAGGATCGCCTTCACCTTTATTGAAGCGATCTGCGTAACCTTTTGCTAGCTTACCATAGTGCAATTCGATGGTGGGCTTAGAGATGACAGGAGATAATTCCCCTTCTTTGTAATTAAGGGGAATGATCTCTATGTCTTGTGGCTTAGATTTTTCTTCTAAAAGCGTAATAATTTCTCGCATAAGGTATTTATGCGAGAAATGTAGGGTTTAATATCCGTATCTGCTCTTCAGCGCATCGAAAATATTGGTTGCTTCGGTAGAAGACAGTACTCGGTTGTACACAGAAGTATAAGCTAAATTACCTTCAAATGCACTCTCTGAACTAGGATTGAACGCCCATGTGCCTATATAAGCATTAGCGTTTGAAGAATAGTCAGAT